CAGAAGAAAGACTCCAAACGTTGGTTAGAAAATGGAGAGAAAAATGGGGGGAACCAACTGTATAATCGTATGAAAACACTGGCTTATGAAGAGTTTTGTCACAGAGATTTTAAACGAGAAGAGTACGATTCGTATTCATTGGTTTTATACCGAACAATGTTAAACGAATTGACATACGAAAGACGTAATTTGAAATATACAACTATTTTCGGTGATAAATGGAGACAATTATCAAAAAATAAGGATCCGTTTTTATACGATAAAAAATTAAACGATATTCAGAGTCGTATAAACGAATCGATAATCAGATGTGAAGAATTTCTCGAAAAAGAAAAAGAATTTAAAAAAAAATACTTTAAAGACGAAAATATAAATTTCGATAATATTATAGTATAAATATTTAATCAAGGGTATAGATACACTTTAAAAATAGTAAGTAAATACTAAAAATTGAACTAATTGTTGTTGAAATAGCTATATGTAATATATTATTATACCACGCGTAAATTGAATACATTACTAAACCAGATATGTTTATTATTATAAAAGTTGTACTAACATCTTCAACTTTTTTAGTAATACGAATTTTATAAATTTGTGGTATTATATTTACAGTTAAAAATGTACACCCCGTCCATCCTAAAACATCAGTAATATGCATATGTTATTTTAATAATATATTTTTATACACTCTATAATAGTATGTTAAGTATAATAAACCCTGGGAATAAGACGCTTAGAATATCGTGTCCAACTAAAAGAAAAGAAGGTATAAAAGAATACGAAAATATAAAGTCTAAAATTAAAAAAACAACTCTAAGGTACGGAGCTGCGATTTCAACTTACCACTTTATTTTTCATACACCCGTTGATGGTATATCTGCGAGTATTGGTACATTAGCGTCTTATATATACGTAGATTCACTTTCATCTTACGTCGATAATATCGAAAAAAAACAAGGTTTGAATAAAAGATTATTGGTACCTACATTTCTTGCTTTATCGGAATCTATGTGGAATTCCTCGAGTTTACCTTTTGATTTTAATATGGGCGCAACACTTTTTGGATTTTTAGCGTATAAAATGGCTTTTTATCAGATAGTTGCAGAGGAATTATTAATAGATAATGAAGACCTAAGTGACTTTGAATAAATATAATATTTAAGTTAAAATGTCTCTTTATTTCCAACTTTTAAAAAATCATACGAGCTTGGAACATGTTAAAGACATGAACGATGTCTTTTCTAATATTCTGAGCGGTCGTAACGTTGATATGGAAATTTGGGGACTTAAACCAAAAGAGGATTTCCCTTGGTATTCTGAAGATTCTAAACATACTTATTTGGGATTTATATGTTTGAGTAAGGATGAAGGTCGGGATGATATTCGTTTTGTTGAATTTTATCACGAAAATAAGGGATGTGAAGGAATAATACTCCCTTTTCTTGATATTCTTTCATCAAAATTGAATTCTAAAGATAATGAAATACACGTTAAAAACGTTATAACTATTCCTCGTACTATTTCGAAACAAGATCGAGATGTATGGACACAGTATTTACAAAAATATTTTACTGATATTGAATCCGGTGAAAAGTTTATCTCTAAGTACAAAATCCCCAGTGGTATAAGTTGGTATGAACTCAGGAACACTTTACCAGTTAATTCAAACGATTGTTAATCTTACTTAAAAAATAGTTTACATTTTGTTATATAATAATGAACAATAATCTTACACACGAACTTATAAAAAACTGTACCACGCTCGTTAAACTTAGTTACCTAAATGATCTTTGTTCGCATTTAAGCGATAAAAAATGCGACGTTTATGGTTTACGCGCTGAATTTGGGTACCCTGAACATCTCATTCCGTATAACAATCAAAGATTTTTAGCATATTTAGGGGTTTCTAAGAAAAAACTCGAAACATCCTACGGTCAAGCTCATTTCGTTACGTTTTCGCATGAACCTAAAACTTCTATTTATCATTCACCGGTTGGTATTTTGGAACACATGTATACCATTTACATGGCACAACAAAAGAACCAACTTTTAGAAGATGGGTATAAGGAAGGTGAAAACTTTTCCGTTGAATTATTTCCGGGAAAGATTACTAAGAAAAATCTCGGGTACTGGAGATGGGTTCTTGATGATGATTGGTGCGTAACCGATAGGATTTCAATGAATGATCTTATAGATGATTATGAAATTAAGGGACATGTCAATTGGGATGAACTTTATCGAATTTTACCTGAAAATGTAGATGATGAATACATTGAAAACGATTATGAAGAGGAAGATGAAGAGGAAGAGGAAATTGATAGTGATGAAGAAGAAACGGACGACGAACTCGAAGACGGCGAAATTTTTTTGAGTGATTCTGAAACCTAAGTGTCAATAATAAAAAATAAAAAATAAAAAAATGCGACCGAACTGTCCTTATGAGAATTGTTATTGCAGAGCTGGTAAGAACGGATTTTGTCTAAAACATAAAGAAATTGGCGAAGCTATTGAGGCTTTACTTTTACTATCTAAACAAAATTTAAATATCGAAAAAACTAAAAAATAATGTCGTCTAAAAAAACTGATATAATGAATCCGGAACTTTATGCGTTTTTGGAACATTACGTTAAAATATGCCAAGAACTTGAGTATTATAAAAAAAAGTGTTTGACTAAAAACGCGGGTAAAAATGATCATAAGAAAGAAACTATTTTACCTATTCGAAAACGCGTTACTAAGAAAGTTAAGGAATGGGCTATTCAAACAAGGGTTAAGGAACTTGGTTTATCACCCAAAATTTCTACCTGGTTGGAACTTTTAAAACACGACCCGTGTGTATCTAATGAGAGTGAATTTTATAAGAGTTATCTCGAAGAGTATAATAATAGAATAGTAAAATTAAATAATTAAAAAATACGTATATTATATAATAACATAAATGTCTAATAATAATGATACTATTATACTCCATAAAATAATGGGGTTTATAGATGATCATTCTCAAGAATTACCCGAAGGTGAATATTTAGAAATGTGTAATAAATTAAGGGATATGTTTAGACATCAACGTCCTCAACGTGTTCGAACACTTCCTGATAGTTTACTACGTATTAATGCAATGGATACGATCTATGAACGGTGTATGGTCCTTGTTCGAAATAGAAAATTTCTTAAAAAATGTTTATATTTTACAAAACCTCGAATTCGTGTTAGTAAAAATGTAAAAAGAGAAGCACTTCATGCATATTGTGGTGCAATGGAGTTACCTTTATGTGAAACCATTGAAGAGTTAAATCAACTAGGTCACAATCCCCAACCTGATTTTTTTTCGGATTATCTTGAAATGGTAAACTTGCATAGAAGACGTCAACGTGAATTTTATATTAAAAAACTCGATGATATTGAAAATGAAATGACTACTATATGTAATTTTATTACAGCAACTCAACGTATTACAGACGCTTTTTATGCAGTTCAAGTTGATGTTCCCGCCCTAAGTTGATAAATATTTTTTAAAAAAAATAAGTTATTAAAAATGGAAGCTCTTACAATTTTAATGGAAAAGATCGACCTCAATTCCAAGGTAATCTCTGAAGGTGATTACCTTGAAATGTGTAATTCGATAAAGGAAGTTCACAAAGTTGTTAAACAACATACATTTCCACAGGATATGGAATACGACGATGACGATGACGATGAAAATCAGTATGTTATGCGAGAGGTAATGCGTGATGATACTTTACTTCCACCAGTACCTTTTTCTACAGAAAGGAGTAATAGGAGTAGGTATTACGAGGATAATGAATTATCTAATGCGGATGCGGATGCGGATGATAATGACGACGACGTCGTTATGGCTGATGCGACGGAATCGGACGACCTTTCTGATATAGTTCGTCGAATATTACCACAAGTTGTTATACCTGGAGGTAGTATTTTTGATCCTAACGGTCCGGAAATTAGGAATCTTGAAGATATAGAACAAGAACTGCGAGAGCTTGATGAGCAGGAATTGGTAAGATTGAATAATAAAATACGAGAAACGCAGATTTCGTTGAGTAAATTGAAAATACGACAGAGAATTACAGAGACTGTTCGTAAAATGGCTGTACAAAAACGTGCAAGGGAACTTGGTATTCGTTTACATAGAAATACTATAGGTGCCCTTTTGGATAAGGGACATAATGTAGGTAATGCAAGGGTTTTTTATAAACAATTTCTCGATGAGTATAACGATGAAATTGAATATAAAAGACGGGAGTTGACCGATGATTTGGAAGGTTTATTAAGAGATAAAGATGCTCTTTTAGAACAATTGAATTTAGAAGTATAGGCTTTATTTTTTATTTAAATATAATCTTACACCATTTTTCATTGATATTACCGAAAGGTGAGTATTCAAACAATAAATGTATTAACGCACCCGCAATAATTAACACGCCCGTACCTTTATAGACAAATTTCATAAGACCCATGACCAAAAGTTGTAACATCAAACCGATAAAAAGCGCTTCCGTGAGAACTGTAGTAACAGGACGAATATTCATTTATAGTATGGTAATATTTTTTATATTTCTATAGTATAAAAAATAACAACATGAATCGTAACCAATTATTGAACGCATCTCCAATGATAATCTTTTCCATTCTTATAGTGGCTACTGGTATATTCGCCGCGGTTTACTTATCCAAGGAAAAGCCAACACCTACACCTGCTGAGGAAGAAAAACCGGAAAAATCAGAATAAATAAATAGTAATAATTATCTCGTGATATATAAAATGATACTTCTTATAGTTCTTATCATTCTATTTATCATTTTACTTTTGTATAAGTGTCGACTTTCTACAGAAGAAAAGTATACGATAAATTCACTCGGTATTAATTGGAGAAACAAGGCGGGTGTTTCCGAAACCGTGAATAAATGGATCTTGGTTTTATACGATAAAGACGGTAAAAACATACACCAAACCGAGGATAAATCACCCCAGAACCTTCAAAACTTCATGGACGTGAGTTTGAATGCCATTGAAAATAAAAAGTTTGGTTCTGAAATTATAGGTACCAATATACTTAGCGTGTATTATAACAGTATAAGTGACGATACGAAAGTTTATTCAGGGGAAGTTTCGTTAGATTCAAACGATTTTACCGCATCATTATCTGATATAACGACAAAAGAACCTGATATACAAACGTGGGGTGAACTGAAAGCTCCTGCAGAAACACTCGACGAAATACTCGGTACGAAGGGTACTAAAGTATACGCGTACCCCAAAGGTAGTATAAAAGATCTATACAAATGTATTAATACGAACGCGTGTGATATATACGATCCTAAGTGGTGGGTACGAAAAACCTGTTTTATACTAGAACTCGGATTTGAAAAAACGGGTGATACTGGTTATTTTTACCCGAATTTTCCAAGTTTGGGACATAAGAATAAGTACTTCGGTGTGAAACCGTCGTCAAAAGAAGTGCAAATGACGTGTAAAGACGATTGTAGTATCAAACCGCAAAAATTTTATTTGGAAAAACCTGAAGGTGTTACGGATACAGATACGGTAAAATTCGTGTACATAGATACTAACGGTGATAAAAATTACTTATACGTATCTGGAAATGATAAATTAAAAGTCGCAAAACTATCTGATATTAGCGATACGTCTAGTACGATATTCGAGTTTAGGTACTCTAAGGATTGTGAATCGTATTGGGAAAATGTTAAGAAAGATAAAGTGGGTGGACGATGGAAATTCGGATCTGAAGTATACGATTGTGGACCCGATAAGAATCCGACTATACACAATTGTAAAAAGTGGGAACACGTACGCGTAGATGCGGTTGGTGACGGTGAAGCTTGTCCTTCCGATATGAAACCAAACCGTCACGTTATAAAAACACAATGGCCTAAGGAAACAACAATTAAAGAATTAAATGCGAAAACGGGAGATTATCTTACTACTGTTTTCGAAAGTATTGTGGGAGATAAAATCGACCCAAACAAAAACGAAATAATAGGAATTAACCCGCAATATTATAAGAAACAATACGATGCCCAAAACAAAGCGTATGGTGATGCTAAGGTGATACGAGATGCAAAAACTGAAATATCTACGGGTTTTAAATGGTTTGTTTACGATAAACATTTGAAAACTAAAAGTGATTTTAGTGGTCAAACACCTTCGCGAAGTGGTGAGGGTATTACAGATTTATCATGGAAGAATATCATAAAAGAATTGGGTATTAGTGGAACACCTGGTGATCAAGGACCAACAGCACGACAACGTATAACCGGCGGTGTCGCTGGAAATTACGGATCTAACTATTCTATACATTTTACGGGAACGTATATACCAAAAAAATCTGGTACTTACGAGTTTCAAACAACGTCGGATGATATGAGTTTTTTGTATATCGACGACGAATTGATTGTTGATAATGGTGGTCTTCATTGGTTCGTGGAAAAACAGGGTAAGAAGACTCTTACAGAGGGTAAATCATATAAGATCGATATATATTTTAGTGAAAAGGGTGGTGACGATGGTATAGACGTTGAAATTAAATACCCAGGTGATGGTAATTGGAGTCACATTTTCGATTTTACTCCTTTAAAAAATGTTTCCACAACCCCAACTAATCAAGATTGTGAAGGATATTGGACAATTGATCCATCTGGTAGATCCAAATCAGATAATAATAATAACTATAGAACCATGAAATACGTTGTAACAAAACCTAAAAGTGGTACCGGGAAAGATTGTAAGTGGGCATTTGTTAGAGAAGCTCCAAAGGTTGGTGCAACCGATGTTACTAGAAACTGGGCCGGGTGGATACAAAATACTAACGATAAATGGAAATCTGAAGTTATTACAGATGGTCAAAAGGCTGAACATTTCAGTTATTGGAATGAGAAAGGAGGGGCTATGGACTTAGCAGCGACTAGTGACCATCTTAAATACTGTATGCGACACCCAAATAAAAACAATACAAGAGGTATTGAAATAAATAATAGAGATGTAACCACTGATGCTTACGGAACAGAAAAAATATGGCTTGCGTGTGA